AAATTTGGATATCACTGTTAGTAATGGTTCGTTATCATCTTTAACAATTAATAAGGGCCAGAAGTTTACAACTTCAATCGGTGGAACTAGTTATGGGTTTGTTGTTAATGAAGATGTTACTGCAACACAAACTAATGGTCTTATTATCTTTGGTAATCTTCCTGTCTATGAGGGAACTCTTGTTACTACAAAGTACACAGTAGATTCAAATGACCCAGAAAAGAAATATTTGATTACAAGTAACAGAGCCGATACTACAACATTAAAAGTTTCCGTTCAAGCCTCATCATCTGATAATACTATCGAAGCATATTCTCTTGCAGATGAAATAACAAACGTAACAGGTACAGATAGAAAATATTTTCTACAAGAAGTAGAAGATGGAAAGTTTGAAGTTTACTTCGGTGACAACGTAATTGGTAAGAAACCTATTGATGGTAATATTATAATTCTAGAATATGTTGTTACTAACAAAGAGGCCGCTAATGGTGCAAGTTCTTTCAATTCCACTTCAATATCTGGACAAAGTAATATTGCAGTATCAACTATATCTGCCGCAACTGGTGGTGCAGAACCAGAAACAATTCGTTCTATAAAATACAATGCTCCTCTAAGTTACACGGCTCAGAAACGTGCTGTTACAGCATATGATTATAAAACTATTCTGCCTTCGATCTATCCTAACATTAAAACAATTCAAGTGTGGGGTGGTGAAGATAATGACCCAAAGACTTACGGTAATGTTTACATTTCTATTAGCCCACTACAGGGAACATTCTTAACAGAACAACAGAAGACAACTATTATTAGTCAGTTATCTAATTATAATATTGCATCTGTTCGACCAGTTATTATTGATCCAGAAACAATATTCATTGTGTTGAATGTTTCGTTCAGATATAACCCAGAGAATACTGTAAAAAGTTCTGGTGACTTAGAGACTATAGTTAATAAAACAATTGATGATTATAGTGATACTACCTTAGAGAAGTTTGACGGTATGTTTAGATATTCTGAGTTGTCTAGATTGATTGATACATCTGACAAAGCAATCATAAACAATATTACAAACATAAGAATGTATAAGTCTATGAGAGCTGCAATCAATACTAAACAACAGTACATTGTCAAGTATTATAATTCTATCTATCATCCTCACGATGACGAACCACCAGTAATTGCATCAACAGGATTTACTCTTGCTGGTTCAACAGACACATTCTATATTGATGATGATGGCTCTGGTTTGACTCGTGTGTATAGTGTTGTTGCTCAGAAAAGAGTTTACTTAAATAATAATGCCGGTACAATAGATTATAATAATGGTATTATTATTGTCAATGACCTTCAAGTTACATCTACTGTTAATGACGATGGTACAATTCACTTCTTCTCAATCCCATCTTCAAATGATATTGTTTCTGTAAGAAATCAACTTTTAAGTATTGATGTTGGTGGTTCAACTATTGACGCACAAACAGACCAAGATGGTAAGACTGCTTCGCCAGGTTCTCACTCTGTTGTTGGAACTTTTGGTACAACTTCAACTGGTGGTGCTACTGATGTATCATTCGGTGGTTCATCAAGTTCTTCTTCTTCTAGTTCGTCTTCAAGCGGTTCATCTTATTAATAGGGTTTGTCTAAATGGCTGGTAACACACCAAAACTAACTAACAAGGTATCACCTCACGTTCAGTATCAACTGCCAGAATTTGTTCAGGCAGATCATCCTCAGTTTGCTCTTTTTCTAAAACATTACTATCAGTTTTTAGAATCTGCTGAACTGACACTTGGCGGTTCAAACGATTTTCTGATTCAAGAAACTAATAGTGTAAACTATATTCTTGATCAACAAGAAGAGAATGTCGTACTTGAAGAGTCAGTTGGTAAGTTTGTTGCTGGAGAAAAAATTCGTGGCGAAACTACTGGATACACAGCAAAGATACTTGTTGATGATTATGATAATACAAAAGTTCTTTACATATCATCTCAACAAAAATTTCAAACAGGCGAAACTGTAGTTGGTTTAACATCTGGTGCTAAAGCTCCTGTTGTTTCATATCGTGCAAACCCTGTACAGAACATTCAACAACTTCTTGCATATGCAGATGTTGACAATACAGTTTATGATTTCTTAGATAACTTCAAAGACTCTATTATGGAATCTATTCCAGAGAGTATTGCAAGTGGTGTTTCTAAACGAAACTTAATGAAGAACATTAGGAGTTTGTATGAGGCTAAAGGTACTCTTGAAGGACACAAACTATTCTTCAGAATACTTTTCGATGAAGAGTCTTCACTCCTATACCCAAGAGAAAATGTTCTAAGAGTTTCAAATGGCCAATGGTCTGATGATTTACTAATGCGTGTTACTGAGATTGGTACATCAGACTTTAACCAAATTATTGGTCAAGTAGTTACTGGTGAAACTTCTGGTGCGACTGCTGTTTGTCAAACTATTGTTAAGTACAAAGAGGGCGCACAACTTATTGCAGAACTCAATCTTGACAGAACCACAATTAGTGGCACGTTTACTATTGGCGAAACAATTAACGCAATATCAAATGATTTAGACCAACTTATTCGTGCTGAAGTTTCTGGCATTGTTGGTAATGTTACCGTAACAGAACAGGGACAGTACTACAAAGTAGATGACAAAGCTCACTTCGAAAACTTAGGAAGTATCGGCGTTCAAGGTGCTATCACAGATATTGGTGAAGGTGGTATTGATCAAGTTCATGTTGAGAGTGGTGGTACAGGATATGTGTATGATGATGTAATTACATTCAACAACTCAAACACAAATGGTTCTGGCGCAGCTGCAAAGATTAAAGTTCTTGGTGGTGCATTATCATTAGAACTTGAAACTGAAGTTGACAACATCGTTTATGAAGGCGAGACACACCACAACGATATCATTATAGAACATGTAGACAATCTCTTAATGGAGAGTGGTGATACTATAATATATGAAACTGGTGAAAAGGTTTTACGAGAAGAATCTGAAGATTTTAAAATTAGACAAGAACAAAACTTGTCAGAGCCAGATACTTTACTTTTAGAAACTGGTGATGTTATAATCGTTGAAGATCAAACATTCACTGACTTGGGTGTTGCATCAGAAACAGGTTCATTATCTCGAATAGAAATATTTGAAGATGGTGGTGGTTATACAACTCTACCTTCTATGGGTATCACTTCATCAACTGGTTCTGGTGGTTCTATACTCGCCCTCTCTAACAGTGGTGTTGGTAAAGTTCTTAAAGTTGGTATTACAAATCTTGGTTTAGGATACACTAGTGTTCCAGATATAACCATGAACAGAAATGTAATTATTAAAAACATATCTGGAAATTTCACTATTGGTGATACGTTTACATCTCATACAGCTTCGATTGTTTCTTTTAATCCTGTAAATAGATTGCTTGAATTAAAAACTCCTGTAGAACATTTTACTAGAGGAGAAATTATAACTACTGCAACTGGAGCTTCTGCTGAGGTTGTGCAGTGTGTACACTCAAAATCAGAAACAGTTATTGGTGCTACAATTCAAACTGGTGGTAGGTATGTAAGTGATAGAGGACAGATTAGTGAATCTTCTATGAAGGTTCAAGATAGTTTCTACTATCAAGATTATTCTTATGTTGTTCGTATCGGTGAGTCGATTAACACATGGAGAGATAGTGTTCGTAGGTCAATTCACCCTGCTGGTTGGAACGTGTTTGGTGAGGTTTCTTTTGCTACATCTTTAGAACAGGCACAATTAAATTCTCTAAGAATTAGAAACCCAGCTGCTGGAGATATTTACGACTTCACTGGTGACACTGGAACATTCACTCCAGAACTTGCTTCTACATTCAGAACTCTATTCACAACAGTGTTTGGTAGGAGATTGGGTACTACAACAGATAGTACAAGTGTAAACGCAAATGCAAAAGTTGCTGGGGAAGACGTTACAGATTTTGCTAGAAATGAACGTGAAGTAACATTAACACAAACTGTAAGTGTGAGACTAGATAGGAATAGACTTAATACTCCGTTCACTTTAGGCCCAACATTAGAAAATCTTGCAAAGTATGCCTTCGCAGTTCCACCAATTGGAACTGCTGGAGTTATACCAAACTATACTGACCCTATTGGGCGTTCAGTTACGCCTGGATATAATGACACAAGAGATTTATATCCTATCGGACAGTTTGGACATATTAGAATTAATCAAGTTTCTGATTCGAATGGTGACATTCCAGATGCAGCTTACAACACAAGAATTAATGTTATGCCTCCTTCTGAGATTATCATTGACAGAGGTGGGTTAATAAATAGATTTGATAATGACTTTGTATCTTTCGATAACATCTTCTCAGGATTTGATGAAGAGACAGGTGGAACAGAAGTAGATGATACAGAAGGTCGTTATGCAACATCTTTTGACCAAGGTACTGTTTCTTTTGATGCAACAGATGATAACTTTGATACAGATGCAAATACAGGAACAGGGTTGCTCTCTTTATTCTCAACAATAGACACAACCTTTGATAAAAATACACAAACATACGATAGTCAGTGAGATTAGTCGTATAAATAACTATAGGAATTAATAGGAGAAACCCAGAATGGCATATCAAGCAATAGGGCGTGGAACTTCTGCGAATGACGGAACAGGCGATGACCTCCGTAGTGGAGCAGGCAAAATCAACGCCAATTTCGTAGAAGTGTACTCCAAGCTTGGCGATGGTTCTACACTTTCATCTGACACAGTAACATTGAATACTGCAACTCAGACTTTAACAAACAAGACTTTAACAAGTCCAACCATCACTGGTACAGGCGCAATCGCTGGTACATTTACAGGAAACGTAACTGGTAACTGTTCTGGAACTTCTGGTTCTACTACAGGTAACGCTGCAACGGCAACTGCTCTTGCGGCATCAGTTAATATTGCTGGACAAGCATTCGATGGTTCTTCTGCAATCACAATTGCAAGTACAGACTTGAGTGATACTGCATCTATTTGTCTTGCTGCAAATACTTTGACACTTACAAACAAAACATTGACTTCACCAGTTATTGGTGGAGATGTGACAACTGCATCTGGCAATTTAGATCTTGATCCAGCAACACAGATTGTAGAAATCAAAGGTGACGGTTCATCAGTTGAGGGACAGATTAAACTTAACTGTCATGCAAACTCACATGGACAAACAATCAAACCACAACCACATAGTGCAAGTGTAACGAATACAATGTTACTTCCTGCTGGTGCAAATTCTACATTGGTAAGTTTGGTATCTACTGATACACTTACTAACAAGACTTTGACATCACCTACTATTACTGGTACAGGCGCAATCGCTGGTGCATCATTCACTGCATCTAATCATGTTCAATTAGCAGTACATGCAACAACAACTGCAAGAGATAGTGCAATATCTTCTCCTGCCGCTGGTATGATGATTTACTTGACTGCAACAAACAAAGCTCAAGTATATAACGGTACTGCATGGACAGACTTACATTAAGGATAGATAGTAATGGCAATTGATACAATTAAATCCACAGCGGTACTTGACGGTGCAATTACTACTGCTGATCTAGCAAATGATATTGCAATCAACACTTCTGGAGCAATTACTACTACTGGTGCATTTACTTCAAAAGGCATTGACGATAACGCAGACGCCACGGCACTTAGGATTGACAGTAATGAAAAGGTGTTAATCGGTAAGACAAGTGCTGGTTATAATGTAGATGGGTTTGAAGCACATCCAAATGGAGAAACTTATGTAAGCCGTAGTGGTACACCTATGGCTATAAATAGGAACTCCTCTGATGGCACTATTTTAAACTTTTACAAAGACGGCACAGGTGTAGGTAGTATTGGTAATAATTCTGGCGGTTTATACATTGGTTCAGGTGATGCTGGTGTAACTATAGAGTCAACACTAGATGCTATTATTCCTACAAACGTAGCTACTGGTAGTTACACAGATAACGCTTTAGATCTTGGTTACAGTACTAAACGCTTCAAAGACGCTTACCTATCAGGCGGTATATACCTCGGTGGAACTGATGCGGATCATAAGCTAGACGATTATGAACAAGGCAGTTGGACACCTACGTTAAAAGGGGCAAACGCACCTACTGGGGAAAATTATAATGTACGACTTGGAACTTACACAAAAATTGGTCAAATGGTTTATATACAATGTTACGTTTCTGTACTTAGTCTGGGATCGAATATGACAGGAACTTATGGTTACATATCAGGGTTTCCATTTACCATAGCACCTGGCAGTGACCAGTACTCTACTGGAAGTTTTCCATATGTTCATAGTCTTGGACAAAATGTTAATAGTTTACATGCATACGGAAATCAAGGTACTACTCAGGCTTATGTAACTTATCTGAATGGAGCAGGAACAACTTCATCTTATCTTTCTCCATCTGGATGGGGAAGTACACCTACAATAATGTTTGGTATGACATATTTTACAGACACATAACCCTTTCAGAGATTGGGTCGGACAGGTGACATGCTAAGTCACGATAATTAAAATAGGAGACAAAAAATGGCTATTACTAAAAGAACAGAACAAGATAAAATTGAAGTGGTTGGATCATTCAAGCACATTCAAGTGAGAACAGCTACGGTGGTTGAAGAGGACGGTGTTGAACTGTCTCGTTCATTCAGCAGACATGTTGTTTCACCAGATGCAACCGATGAAGCAGTTGCTGCTGAGAGTGCAGACGTACAAGCAATGATTACACAGTTTCATACTGATGCAGTAAAAACTGCATATGCGGCACATCTTGCTGCGACAAATCCTGCTGGTGAAGACGAATAAATAATCTTGTAATATAGGAAAAAAACAATGGCAGCGATAATCACTGAAAAATTCAGACAACATAATGCAGACCAGTTTCACGAGTCATTCTCAGAATCTTCTGCATCTAATTACTATTTGTTTATTGGTAAGAGTTCACCTTTTACTGCAACAACTAGTGGAGGGGCTGATACAACTCCACCTGTACCACAGGATACTGTAACAGTAGAAAGTTACAAGTGGGACTCGATGCTCGCTGCCAAAAGAATTGGTTCTACAGACGTTTCATACGTTATTCCTCGTAGAACATATTCCAATGGTGTTGTTTATGATATGTATGAACATGATGTAACTTCAACAAACCCAGCAACATCCAGTGCAACTAATTTGTACGACTCAACTTTTTACTTTATGACTGCTGAATATAAAGTATATAAAGTTCTTGATAACAATAATGGTGCTGCGATTGCAGCTGGTGCTTCAGGGCCAACATCAACATCATCTACTCCATTCTTTGAGGGTGGATATTATCTACAATATATGTACACACTTACAACCAATGAAGTTAATAAGTTTGTAACATCAGATTTTATTCCAGTGAAAGTAAACTCTACCGTTTCTGCTGACACTGTAACTGCATCTGGTGATACTGCACCTTATCATGGCGCTCCAGTAAAAGTTCTTAGAACAACTGCTGGTTCTGGTTATTCAAATACTAATGGTACAAATGGTTCTGGTGGGGCTGGTGGAATTTACTATGCGCCTATCCTTGGAAATGGCACTGGTGGTAAAGTTAAGATTGTTGTATCTGGTGGCGAGATTAAAGCCTTTGGTTCTAATGCAACAACCAATTCACAACTAGAGGCGCCTGGAGAAGGTTACACTTATGGTGTTGTAAACCTAAACAAAGTATACTCGGATGCGGGCTTGACTTCTTCTGTATCAATTGGTTCTGGTTCTGGTGGTGCAGTTGTACCAATCATATCACCTCAAGTTGGACATGGTTTTGATCCTGTATCAGAATTAGGTGGCCACTTCGTTATGATGAATACTAAATTAGAACAAACAGAGACAGATGACTTTGCAATCGGAAACGATTTTAGAGAAGTTGGTATCGTTGTAGACCCAACAAATGCTGGTACAACAACAGTTGCAACTGCAACACAAACAAGAATGACACATGCAGTTAAATTTTCGTCTACAAGTGGAACATTTGAACCAGATGAAAAGATTACACAATCAGGAAACAATGCTACTGGTAGAGTAGTAGAGTATGATAGTGCAAACAAAATTTTATATTATCAACAAGAACAGTGGGAAAACTATGGAATTGATTCTAACTCTTCCTCTTCCACATATCTTACTAAGGTTTCATTCAGTGGAACTAATACTATCTCAGGTGCTACATCTAGTGCATCTGGAACACCAGTTTCTAACTCTCCCACAGAAACACTAAGTAATGGTGGTACTATTGCGTTTAGTGCTGGTGGCGGTGGATTTGCCGTACCAGAACTAGAAACAGATAGTGGAAAAATAATTTATGTAGAAAATAGAAGACCAATTTCTAGAGCTTCAGACCAAACAGAAGATATCAAAATTGTAATCGAATTCTAATCATAACAGGAATGTGAAATAAATGGCTACCAACTTTAATGTAAACCCATACTATGACGATTTTGACAAGACTAAGAACTTCCATCGTGTTATGTTCCGTCCCGGCTATTCAGTTCAGGCAAGAGAACTTACACAGTTACAAACTCTCATCCAAAGACAAATTAATAACTTTGGTGAACACATTTTTGAGCAAGGTTCAATGGTTATCCCTGGCGATATCAACATTGACATGGAATATCATTATCTTAAACTTGAATCGATTTACAATGCACAGGACGTAGAAGTTTATAGAACAAACTTTAAAGACAAAATTATTACTGGACAAACAACAGGCGTTCAGGCAAAAGTAATTGGTACAGTCCCATCAACAGATGACGACCCTATCACTCTTTACATTAAATATGAAAACTCTGGTACAGATGGAGAGACAAAAGTTTTTGCAGCTGGAGAAACTATCCTTTCTACAAATGCAGATAATACAACTGTTAAAAATCCATTACTCACAACCAATCAAACCATAGAATATGGTTCTCAGATTCAAGGAACTGGTAGTCCTGTTGGAACTGGCTCTGCTATGTTGGTACATGCTGGTGTATATTTTGTAAACGGTTTCTTTGTAGAAAACACTGAACAAGTTATTCTTCTTGACAAATATTCTTCAACTCCTTCTTACAGAATGGGTTGGACAATTACAGAAAGTTTTGTAACACCAGAAGAAGATAGTTCTCTATTAGATAATGCAACAGGTACATCAAACACTAATGCCCCTGGCGCTCATAGATTTAAAATCAATCTCACTCTGACTAAGAAAACACTTGCAGCAACAGACGATACAAACTTCTTAGAACTTGCTCGTGTGAATGGTGGTGTAATTGAACAGTTTAAAAAGTATGCAGACTATAGTGAACTTGAACATACTCTTGCTCGTAGAACAATGGACGAGAGTGGAAGTTATGAGGTTCGTCCATATCAATTAGAGACTCGTGAACATTTGAACGATGGAACTAATCGTGGTATCTATCCTCTATCTAATGGTGGTGATGTTGATAAAGTAGTATTTGCAATTGAGCCAGGAAAAGCATACGTTGATGGATATGAACTTGAGACAATAACTTCACAGTTTGTTAAATCTGATAAACCAAGAGACTTTGCTCGTGTAACTGACAAACCAATTCAAACTCCTATTGGTAATTATGTTCTCGTAACAAATGTTACTGGTTCTCCAGAGATTGATGAGTTTGAACCAATTAATTTGTACAATGATGTATTAGGAGTTGCTGGTTCTGGTAGTATAGTTGGTACTGCAAGAGTTCGTTCTTTCATATTACATGATGGTGATTTCACAGGAACGCTTTCTGAAACAAAATTCAAACTTGGATTGTTTGATATAAACTTAAATGATGGTATAGATTTTGAAAGAGATGTTAAACACTTTGAAAATTCTGGTAATACTTTTTCTGCAAACGTAAGTCCTAATTTTGTATCTCTATCGGGAACTGCAACATCGTCTTCTGGTAGTACAACCGTAACTGGTACGAGTGGTTCTTTGTTTGCCCAACAACTTGTTGCTGGTGATGTAATATATCTAAATGATATATTAATTGGTCGTGTAGCGTCTACTCCGACTTCAAACACATCACTAACATTAACAGGAAACGCTTCGGCTACTGTAACGAATGGTGGTATTAAAAGATTTTCATCTACTCTAGTTCGTCCAGATCAAAAGTTACTTGTATTTCCAACTAACTTCTTTAGAGTTAGAAAACTTCGTGGTGACTCTACTTCAAACCCAGACAACGAAAAATCTACTGCATATACAGTAAGAAGAAAGTTTGCTGCTGATACAGTTAGTAGTGGTTCAATCCAGTTCACAGTGGCTGGTGCAGAAGAGACATTCTTATCTACTGCAAACTTACAGAACTTTGTTTTAACTATTAATACGGCAACTGGTGGATCTTCAAGAAGTGCTGGAGATATTCTAGATATTACTTCAGGCAATTTATCTTTAAGTTCTTCTGACAGAACTATTACTATTAGTGGATTGAATTCACTTTCTAATAGTCCTTGTACAGATGGTGACACTGTAAATTTCATTGCATCAATTCGTAAGAGTGCAAATGATGCTACAGAGAAATCTAAGACACTTGTTAGTGATGCTACAATAGATATAACAGGGCAGAGTTCAGTACAGAACACAGAAATTACATTAGGCAAATCTGATGGATACGTCCTCAAATCTGTTTCAATGTCAGTTGGTGGTTATGGTTCATACTCTGCTTCAAATGCAATTGATATCACAGATAGATATGACTTTGACAATGGACAAAGAGATGCATTCTATGATCTTGCAAGAGTTAAATTGAAATCTGGCCAACCAGCTCCAACTGGTTCTTTGCGTATTACTTTCGATTATTTTAATCATACTGCTGGAGATTATTTCTCCGTAGACTCCTATGATGGTGTTGTTACCTATGTGAATATTCCAACTTACACTTCTGCTAATGGCGATGGTAACTTTTATGAACTACGAGATTGTGTGGATTTCCGCCCTCGTATTGATGATACTGGTGTGAACTTTACAAACGCATCTGCTAGTCTCGCAGAACTTCCTGCTATTGGTACAACAATGGAAGCTGACTTCTCTTATTTCCTTGCGAGAAAAGATTTGATATTCATGGACAGACTTGGCGAATTTGATATTATTAAAGGTGTACCAGCTTTAGACCCTGTTATCCCTCAACAACCAGATAATGGTATGGTTTTATTTGAAGTAACTTATGAACCATATGTTGTAAGTCTGAATGAGATTTTGGTTAAGAAGATGGACAATCGTAGATATACGATGCGTGATATTGGAAAACTTGATAAGAGAATTTCAAACTTAGAATATTACACTTCACTCAATCTTCTAGAAAAAGAAACTGCTGATCTTGTTATCAAAGACTCTGCTGGTTTTGATAGACTAAAGAATGGTTTTGTCGTAGACAACTTTACTGGCCACATTATTGGTGATATTAAAAACCCAGACTATAAACTTGCAGTTGATATGACAGAACGTGAAGCTCGTCCAATGGCATTTACCGATAATGTTAGTATGATTGAATCTGGTGATAATGATACTACAAGAACGAGTGCAAACTATGTGATGCACCAAGATGGTATTATCACACTTCCATACACACATGTAAGTCATATTAATAATCCATATGCATCAGACAGTTTTGATACAAATCCATATAAGGTTGCTGCATTTACTGGTGAGGTTAAACTTGTCCCATATTCAGATGATTGGAACGATGTAACTCGTAGGCCGGATGTGGTTGTTAATGACGATAATAACTTTGATGTTATTCGTGAACTTGCAGATGCATCTGGTGTTACAGGAACAGTTTGGAATAACTGGCAAGACAACTGGTATGGACGTAGACGCCAAGTTGGTACAGATATATTAAGTAGAACAAATAGTACAGTTGCTGGAAGAGTTGCTGGCGGCTTCAATTTCACCACAACACAAACAACTAGAAGTAGACAAGTGTTCTCACAACAAGTAGGACAAGTTCGTTCTGGTATTAGAACTCAACTTCAATCAAGTGTTGAATCAAATAATCTTGGTGATAGAATTACAAATATTTCTATGATACCGTTTATGAGAGCTCGTCCAATTTCATTCGTTATTGGAAACTTGAAACCTAAAACAAAACTTCATGCTTTCTTTGATAACGAAACAGTTACAACTCTTTGTCGCCCTGCCGATTTATTTGAAGTATCAGGTTCAAACATTGCACTAGACCCATTTAGTATTCAATCGCCTGGTTCATCAGGTTCAACAGATTCTGGGCGTATTGACCCTGTATCAGAAGACTCTGTACAGGCATTTAACTTTGGTGATATTATTAGAAACCAAACTCAAAGTGCAAGTTCTATTTCTGGTATTGTTAAAAATAGTTCTACTGTTGCAACTATAACTGTTGCAAGTACATCAGGCATTCGTCCTGGCCATCATGTAAGACTAAGTGGTATTGGTGGTTCTACTAGACTTAACTATAGAAATTCTAGAAAAAATAATTATCTAGTAACTTCCGTTTCTGGTAATACATTTACAATCACAGAGATTGATGGTTCTGCTCTTGGAACTATTAGTTCGTATACAAGTGGTGGTTCTTGTCAGAGATTACAAGCCTCTGCACATGTATCTAAACAAACAGTTACAGAAGATGGTGGTAATAATAGACAACTTTCTCTTGTAAATATCATAAACGGTTTTAGTGTAAGTGATGTTCTTACAGGAACTCTTAACAGAAAGTCTGGTGGAATTAACCAAGTAACTGTTGTGGGAATTAACGGTAGCACATCAACCACAACCAATCCTACAGTAAAAACTGATGCAAGTGATTTGGTTTCAGATCATCTCGGCAATATGGTTGGAGTTTTCTACATTCCTAATACTGAATCTCTTCGTTTCAGAACTGGAGAACGCATATTCAAAGTTATTGATAATGTAAATGCTAGTACTGAAAAGGGTGCATTTACATCTCAGGCAGAAAAGATTTATAGTGCTACAGGTATTGCTGAAGAAAGAGAACAAACCATTCTTAATGTAAGAAAGGCTGAGTTTGTTCGTGACCGTAGACAACAAAATAGAAATGTTAATAGAACACTTCGTAGTGGTGTGAACACATCTTCAAGGGTAATTGGAAGTAGATTTGTTGCCGATCCTCCTCCACCACCACCACCACCCCAAAGAGGTGGCGGCGGCCGTGGACATGATCCTCTTGGACAAACATTTATCAACAAGGGTGAAGAGGGTGCATTCGTAACTAAACTAGACTTGTTCTTCCAGACAGCTGGTACACGACCTGTTTATGTTCAGTTAACAGATACTATTGATGGACACCCATCTAATAAAATTATCGCACAAAAAATACTACAGGTTGAAGACATTAATGTGTCTGATGATGGTTCTGTTGCAACAACATTTGAATTTGACTCCCCTGTATACCTCAAGGATGACATTGAATATGCATTCCTTGTGAAGGTTGATGAACCTGGCTGTAGAGTATTCTTCTCAGAAGTTGGTGCTACAAATCTTGCTGATGGACGTTTGATTTCTTCAAACCCATTAACAGGTACGTTGTTCTTATCTCAGAATGGTTCTGTATGGACACCACATCAGTATCGTGATGTTAAGTTTACTTTATATCGTGCAAATTTCAACGCTGCGGTTATTGGTACTCCAACATTTGTTAATGATAAAGTTTCCAAACAAAAACTACAAACTAATCCATTTGAAGTAAATACAAACTCAACAGAGATTCGTGTTCTTCAGAAAAATCATGGATTTAAAACTAACGATAGAGTTAATATTATTGGTGTTAGTGACGGAGTTTATGGTGCTAATAGTTCTACTATTGGGATTGACTCAGAATTCTTTAATGCAACTCACACAGTAAATAATGCAGATATTGATAGTTACACTATTACTGTTGCTAACTCAGATATTGTAGGTGGTACAGTTGCAAGTCTTACTCACGACTTTGTGGGTGGTTCTAATATTCTAGCTTCTAGAAATATTGCTGCAGATGTTGTACAGTTATCAGTATCACAAGTTAAAATTCCTGGCACAGATATTCAGTATCGTTGGACAGGAACGGATGTTGGGTATTCAAAAAATGCAACAACATTTATTTCTGAAAACTCAAACTACTATCCTACAGAAAGAGAAGTTGTCTTTTCTGAAGAAAATCAAAACACAAGTTTGAATGGTGGCAGAACTAATAATATTATTTCTGGTACATCTGCGAATGTTGTTTGTAATATGTCAACGACTTCATCATTCTTAACACCAGTATTAGATTCAGAACGTGTGTCATTGTGTTTAACTTCTAATAGAATATCTAACTATTCTAGAAGTTCTTACAATAGTACTGCATTGGATGATAGGGTTGCTTCTAATGCAACAGGTTCTATAGTGTTTAGTGCAACTAATAAAACTATGTCCACTAGTGTTGCTGGAGTTAAGGCTGAGTTTTTAACACTGGATATTGGTAAAGATATTACTATCACAAGTACTTCAAATAATAATACATCTTTTACGATTGCAAGTATTTCTTCTGATGGTGCAACAGTTGGATTAACAACGGCTCCAACAAATGAAACTACAAGTGCTGCTGTGATTACACAACACGAAAGATATCTAGATGGTATTGCTCCTACAGGAACAGTGAACGCATCAAACTATATCACTAAGAGATTTAGTTTAGATAACCCTGCTACTGCACTGAAGATTTTGTTTGAAGGTAACAGGCCTGACCCATGTTTAATTGATGTATACTATAAGATTATTGAAGAGGGTGATGTAAGAGATTTTGATACAATTCCTTATGTTCTAGGAACACCAGATGTTGTTGATGTACCAGATGAGAACCCACAGTTGTTTAGAGAAAGAGAATATACTATTTCTGGTTTAAATTCTTACTCAACTGCTGCAGTTAAAATTGAATTTAAATCGACTTCAACTATAGAAGTTCCAAGGATTAAGAACCTTAGAATTATTGCGTTGGCATTATAATGGATAGATTAAAAGTAGAAGGACACAGTGGACTAGAGAGAGATGCTAATAGTAAGGCTATTATTAGTACCTCTCGTACAACTTACGAATCTTATATGCAATCTGCAATGCAGAGAAAAAGTGAAAAAGATACATTAAGGGATACTGTAAGAGAGATAAATACTATAAAGTCAGAGATGCACGAAATAAAATCTCTATTAATGCAAATGATGGATAAGAACTAATGTCAGATAGAAACACACCAGCATCATTCACCTTTGAACAGTGGAGAGTAGAATTCAATGAACTCGCAGTAGATGTGGGTGATATTTCGAACTTGCCATCGTCCATCAACGGAACGTCTGTTAGTGATGTTATTGAAGCTATTAAAGAGATTGAGGATGGTTTATCAACTGTCTTAAATGCTAACGTAATTAACTTTGACGACTCTACAGGTGTAGGTAATGAAAGAATTAAATTTGGTACAAATGATGATTTACATCTATACCACGATAACACAAACAGTGTAATTTCTCATGATGGTACAGGCGATTTATCTATTACCTCTACTAGTGATATTACTGCAAATGGTGTTACTGGAGTTAACTTACAATTTAATGGAAGTACAAAACTTGCAACAGATACAAACGGCGTTCAAGTAACTGGAAACCTTCATGCATCTGGTAACATAACTGCTGATGGAAATATAACTCTTGGTGATGGAAACACAGACAGTGTTACTATCAATGCAGACTTCACATCACACCTCATTCCAAATGATACGAATACATATGATTTGGGTGCAAATGCAAAAGAGTGGAGAAACTTGTATCTAACAGGTTATATTGAAGATGAAAACGATGTGCAATTGACTTTCCCAACAGTGGGTGGCCCAATTGCAACTGAAGGATTTGGGATTGCTCTTGCCGTTGCGTTAGGGTAATCATTATAAATAGATTAAACAAAGGAAGAAACAGAAATGGCTAATAATTTTAAGAATGCATTTGCAACGAGTGTATCCACAAACAGTGGTTCACCGACAGATGTATATACTTCAAACAATGGTTCTGCCTGCAACTCAATCCTTATCGAACTTGATATCGCAAACACAGGAACATCTGCTGTACAGGTGACCGTTCTTATTCGTGACAGTTCTGCTAATGCAGCATTTCACATCGTAAAGAACGCTCCAGTGCCAGTTGGTTCTGCATTGAAAGTTGTATCAGGTCAAAAGATTGTGTTAAATGGAAACGATAAGGTTCAAGTATATTCTACTGCAGCAACTGTTGATGTAGTTGCATCAATTCTACAAGATGTAACATAAGGGGTTAACAATGTCTGATAATTATATTGGTGTTCCTTTTGTAAATCAAGTTTCACCCGCTTTTCAAAAAGAAGATTTTGCTGGTTCTAACCTTGGCACTCTTACAGTAGGTGGCATTTCTTATACTAATTCTTATGAGTTGTCTGCTGAAGTGCCAGGCTCGAATGCAGAAAATGTTATGGTTGTTCTTGACAATGTTATCCAAGAACCAGATTCATCATACACAATACATGAGAATGCGAGTTCCCAACCTAAAATTATAAAATTCAGTGGTTCGGTTGCAGCATCTGCCGTAATCTATGTAACTCATAGAGGTGTCAGTGGATTTCAAATGAAACCGCCTACTGGTTCAGTTGGTGCAGACCAACTCGCATCAAATTTAACTTCCTTTACTAACGATGTGTTTACTGGTAACAATTCGGCTACTGCTTTTACTCTGTCAGAGACACCTCCAAATGCAAACTCAGTTTTAGTATTTGTTGATGGTATCCTACAGAAATCTAGTACAAACTATTCAATAAGTGGCACAACACTTACATTTACTTCTGCACCAGACACAGGAGCAGAAATTGAAGCAAAACATTTTGGACTTCGTGGAGTAGTTCGTAGAAGTACAGATTTTCAATACGACTCGTTTACAGGAAATGGTTCTTTGACTGCATTCACATTGTCTACAAGTGGTGCAACAACAAACAGTGCATTCATCTTTTATAATGGTATTGCTTTGAAACCCACATCAGATTATTCTATTAGTGGAACAACTTTAACCCTCACATTTGCACCAACTAATGCATCTGAAATTATGGCAAGGTATCAACTCTAATGGCAAGTAATTCAAAAAATATCGCAGAACTCTTAAATGGTGACACTACTATTACTGCATCAGATTTATCTTATCCTTTAACTGGATTTTCTTCTACTGGTATTGACGATAACGCAGACGCCACAGCAATCACGATTGATAGTTCAGAAAATGTGTTGGTGGGTACTACAAGTACCGATCAAAGTATTGCAGGGCATGGATTTAAGCCAGATGGTTTTGCTTATCATACTCGTGATGGTGGTGCGATGTTACGTCTTAACAGACTAAATTCTAATGGCGATCTTATGCAAATTCAGAAAGACGGCACAACTGTAGGTAATATTGGTGTTTCTGGCAGTGATTTGTATGTTGGGCGTGATTCTTGCACGTTAAAATACGGCAACAATGAACTTCTTCCAGCATACACTGGAAATGGTAACGTCAGAAATGACGCAATTAGTTTAGGTTCAGCTTCTGGCAACTTCAAAGACCTCTACCTATCAGGCGGTGCATACCTCGGCGGTACTACGTCAGCTCATAAGTTAGATGATTATGAAGAAGGCACTTGGTCGCCTACCCTCAGTTTTGGTGGTGGTACTACAGGTATTGTTTATGGTACACAGTCTGCTAAGTATACAAAAATTGGAAATGTAGTTAACTTCTCATTCAGAATGTATTTGACCAATAAAGGTAGTTCTACTGGTCATGCCCGTGTAAATGGTTTGCCGTTTACTATAGGTGGAATGCCAACAGGTGGTGTATTTACGCTTTTGCCAGCAAGAGGACGCATTGGCGCTAGCAGCCGACCTATGTTTGTTTATATATACAATGGTGATTCATCAATGCTTATATACAGGTGTGATTGGGACAACTCTATTAACGCCGCCGCATCAGATGCACATTTTTCAAACAATTCAGAAGTTGAGTTAGTAGGACAATACACAACAAACTCATAACCCTTTCAGAGATTGGGTTGAAAATAACAACTAAATAGTATTATAAGATTATATGAAAAACAGAGGTAAAAAATAATGGCGTATATAGGAACAGAACCAACATATGGTGTCTTTCAAAGACAGGTTCTCGCTGGCAATGGGACAACAACTCAGTATAATCTAGACTATGATGTTGTACAGGCAACTTCTTTACTAGTTTCTTTAGATGGTGTTATTCAAGAACCAGAGTATTCATATGATGTTGCAATAACAAATGGACAACCAGTAATAAACTTTTCTGAAGCCCCAGACAATGGTGGTAGAATTTTTATTACATACTTGGGTAGACAGTTACTTACTGCAACTCCAGCTAATACCGAATCTCATATTGATGAGTTCAATGGTAATGGTTCTACTGTTGCATTTACTTTAACAAAAACACCAGTTTCAAATACTGCTGATAATTTTATTGTATTTGTTGATAATGTATATCAAAGACTTGGTTCTTCGTATGCATTTACAGTATCAGGCGAAACATTAACATTCACTTCTGCTCCACCTTCTGGAACAAATAATATTCAAGTTATTCAATTGAATGGTTCTAACACACTAAATAGTGTTGCAGATGGAACAATTACTGTTGCAAAAGTTCAACAAGGGGTATTTGACCAAGCAGAAGATGACGCAACAGCTTTGGCAATTGCATTAGGATAATAATAGGAAAAAAACATGGCGAACACATTTAAGAATGCTGCATTGGCAAACGTAAGTAATAGTTCTTATCAAACTTTATACACTGCTCCAGCAAATACACAAACAGTTATTTTAGGACTTGCAATTGCAAACAAATCATCACAAGCAGTTACAGTCCAAGTACAATTCAGAGATGGTTCTGCATCAGCAGACTTTCAGTTACTAGATAATGTAAATATTCCAGCGAATACTACATTAGAAACACTTGCTGGACAGAAGTACATCTTAGAAGCAACAGATATTCTAAAAGTCAAAGCTGGAACTGGTTCTGCGATTGATGTTGTTCTTGGTTTTATGGAAAAAGCATAAGGGAGTAAACTATGCCATTTTTAGGTAAAACACCAGCACAGGGATTTGTAAACTCAGTAACCAAGGATGACTTTACTCCTAATGGCACTACTACTGCATTTACACTAAGTAAGACTCCCGCTACTGCAAACGAAATAGAAGTCTATGTAGGTAATGTTCGCCAAGAACCTACATCTTCTTATTCTGTTTCGGGAGCAACTCTTACTATGACAGAAGCGCCTGCAACAGGGATTAACTTCTATGTAATGCATATTGGTGGGACTACTCAGAGTAGTACTACTTTGCCAGGCGGTTCAACTGTACCAGGCGACTTTAATGTAAGTGGTGACTTGGACGTTGCTACTGGGCATGTTGGAATTGGTGCAGTTTCTAATACACTCTCAGCACTATACATACACGAAAACGATTCTTCTCAAGGAAATACTCAATTACATATCCATAATAATAAAACTGATGATGCTGCAGTTCTTAGATTAGAATCTGAAAGAACATCATTAAATGATGTTGGTCAACTTCTTTTTGCTAACAATAATAGTGTTGTTGCAAAAATTGAGGCACGATCAGCGGCTGATGATGGTAATTTAAAGTTCTATACAGGTGCAACTGGATCAGGTAATACAATTGTTGAACGATTAGAAATTACAACAGATGGTAGAGCATTATCACAGTTTACTGCAAAGGCTTGGGTTTCTTTTAATGGGAGTGGTACTGTAGCAATAAAGGATCATCATAACATCGCCAGTATAACTGATCATGGTGTTGGCGAATATACAGCTAGTTTTACAAACAGTTTAGCGAACGCTAATTATGCCACAGTAGGAATGGGGAGTAATTGGGAAACTACTAATACAGATTCTTATATGTCTGTTCATGGTTATGAAGGCGGACAAACAACAGCTGGTCAAAGGGTTAGAACAATTAGAATGCGGTTTGATGCAGGCACAGTATATAAAGACCCTAAAACAGTTAACTTAGTATTTTTTGGAGATTAGAATGAGATTAATTTATGACGATGGTGGGGTTCTTGCGGTTGTAATTCCAACAACTAAATTTTTAGAGACCTTAACAGGCACAACTGAAGAAAAACTAATTATTCTTGCTAATAAACAATTACCTACAGGAACTAAGTATGAAATTATAGGTGACGATGTTGATTTGTCTGATAGAACATTTAGAGATGCTTGGACGTACACAGCAGATGTTGCTGTTGAAAAGACTTCAGAAGATTTAAGTGAAGAAGACTTATTAAAATTTAATATGGTGGAGAATATATAATGCCAATGAGTGTAGATATAACAAAAGCAAAAGAAATTACTAAAGACAGGCTTAGAGTTGAAAGAAAACCTTTATTGGAAGCACAAGATATTCTCTTTATGCAGGCTCAAGAATCTGGTGCTGATACCTCTGACATTGTTACAGAAAAGCAAAGACTAAGAGATATTACAAACCAAGTTGATTCAATGACCACAATAGACCAATTAAAAACAGCTTCTATTGATGAATAAATTCAGAGATAACGCATAGAAATAGGAAATTAACAAATGGCATTAAGTAAAGTACAAGGAATCGGTGGACAGGTTACACCAAATCTTGGTCGTAGAAATCTTATAGTCAATGGTGCTATGCAAGTGGCACAACGTGGGACGAGTGCTACAACATTTGCATATGGAACTGTAGATAGGTTTAAACCAACAGAAGGTAGCACAAGTAGTTTGGCTGTAACCCAAACTCAAGATACAAACGCACCTTCGGGTTTTAGTAACTCCTATAAAATTACAGTTACTACTGCTGAAACTATGTCTGGATCAAAACAACTAGCGGTTTTTCATGCTATGGAAGCACAAAACCTACAACAACTAGGGTACGGAACATCTGATGCAAAATCTATAACTTGTTCTTTTTGGGTAAAATCAAGTGTAACAGGAGTTTACTGTTTATCACTATACGAGAATGATGATAACAGAAACATAGGTGCTACTTACACAATTAACTCAGCTAATACATGGGAATACAAAACTATAACTTTTCCTCCTGATACAGTAGGTGTAATAAATAATGACAATGGCGGAGGTTTAGAAACTTACTTTTTCCTTTCAGTCGGGCCTGATAGAAAATCAGCAGATAATACTTCATGGGCAACATGGTCTGCCGCAAGGTTTGGCTATGGGCAGGTAGCTGACGTAGCAGGGACAACTAACGCTACATGGCAAATCACAGGAGTCCAACTCGAAGTCGGCGACACTGCAACTCCATTCGAGCATAGGTCATACGGTGAAGAACTGTCTTTGTGTCAGAGGTATACATTTATTTATCAACCTCAATATTATCAAGCTTTTCCTATATTTGGCGCCGGTTCTAATACAGCTAAATGGTTTCCGACCTTCCCTGTCGGAATGAGAACAAAACCTACCTTGATTACAAAAGATGTTTCATCAACAATACAAGGTTTCAATTATGTTTCTGGATCAGCTATAGCTTTCCAAGGGTTTACTTTGTCTGAAGGTGGTGACTTAGCATCTAACGTTATTGTAACATTTGATAATACAAACAACGGCATAGCCAATGGTGTTTTTGGTCATTGGAGATGGATAGCAACCCCAACAGGCAGTTATGTTGGTTTTGATGCAGAGTTATAAAGGATAGATAATATGAACATTACAACAGCACAATATAATGCAGATTCAATATCTGGTAACAACTCTTCAGTCCAAGCAACAATAGACGGGCAAGAGGTGTCAGTTCCAATAGACCCATCCAATCGTCACTATGCAGAAATTCTAAGACAAGTAGAATCAGGCGATTTAACCATTGCAGACGCAGACTAAATAGTATAAAGAAATTAGGAAACGATAAATGCCATTTATAGGAAAACAACCAGAAGTCGGTGCGTACTCCAAGTTAGACGCTATCACTACGTCAGCTACTGCAACGTACAATTTAACTTTAGGTAGTGCCGCTTACTATCCTTCAAGTGCGAACCATTTGTTGGTTTCTCTGAATGGTGTCATGCAGGCTCCACAAGATTCATTCACAGTTAGTGGTTCTACAATCGTATTCGCTTCTGCACTCGCAAGTACTGATAGTATCGACTTTATCATGGCACTTGGTGACGTTCTAGATATTGGAACTCCAAGTGACGGAACGGTTACTTCTGCAAAGATTGTCAGTGGTGCAGTTACATCTGCTAAACTAGATACTAACATTGCAATTTCTGGTAATCTAACCACTGGTAATATAACCACTGGTAATACATCAATAGTAACTGGTGGAAGATTTATTTCTAGTCAAACTAGTAACGACCCTTGGTTAAAAGGTGTCAATTCTAGTAATACTGAAACATCATACATAAAAAAAGACGGACAAATTTACTCTGCTTTTGGTATTAGTTTAGGTGGCACTGGCGCTGCAAATACTCTTGACGATTATGAAGAAGGCACATGGTCGCCGTCTACTTTAGTTAATGGTTTTACTCAAAGTGTTGCAAGTTACAGCGAAGCTAAGTACACTAAAATTGGACGAACAGTACACGCATCATGTCTAATTAATTTAAGCGCAAGTGGATACGCTAGTGGGTATTCACATATTGGAGGGATGCCTTTCACTGCCGTTGGAACTTCTGTTCACGGACGATATGCAAGCGGCTCTATCAGTGGTGGTGGTAATGGTGGCGCTATATTCGTTCAGAGTGGGGGAGTATATCTTTTTAGAACATTTGGGGTTACTTCCACTTCTGGTGCATGGTCATCGGGCTGGTATCTAAACTTTACATATGAAGCATAATAACCCACTACATAGCTTTGGGTCGGAAGGTGGCAATAACGCCACGATAAATAAAGAAGAGACACTAATAGGATATTAACAGATGGCGTTGATTAAATTAAATACAAGAAGTATACCAGATGATGCGGTAACGCCTGATAAGGTGTCACAGAACCTTGGTCGTAGAAATCTTATAATCAATGGTGCTATGCAAGTGGCACAACGTGGCACTAGTCATAGTGGTATTGGTGGCGGTGGGTATTATTCCTTAGACAGATGGCAATATCAAGAAGGTGGCGGTGCAACACCAGAATATAACTTTACTCAAGATACTGATGCACCTGTGGGGTATAGTAAATCTTTAAAGATTGAGTGTGCTGTTGCTGATACATCGTTAGGTGGGGGTTCTTATTCTCAAATAGGTCATGCATTTGAAGGGCAGAATCTTCAAGTTCTTGAAAAAGGGACTTCTTCTG